TGTGAGCCCCTCCGTCTGTGACCGTACCCGTTCCAGTACGTTTTGTTCGCTCAAAACTAACCCTCTCCAATCACACGCGAGCTAGCAAGCTATCAATCTATCAGCACCGGCTCAAATTTTCCGAAATCCCCGCTTGACACTCTCCCCAACCACATGAGACAATACCGCTGCAAGCGAAACACCACAACAGCACCCGAAAGGAGGAACCCCAATGCCATATGTAAACAAAATCAAACGTACCATCACCACTAGCGCATGCCTGGGCCAGTGCGTCAACGAGTACGGGGAATTCGAAGATTTCGTTGATGTAATTCCCCAAGACGTATCCTGCAACAAGGCAAGTGTCATTCTTCGCAAGAAGTGGCACAACCAGTCGATTGTCATTAACAAAATCGACAAAGAAACCCACGTGTACGAAATGTCCGTGGAAGAGTTCATTGCAACAGCCAATCAGATTGAGTAAAGGAGAAAACAATCATGGCAGAAGAAATCACGCTCGCAAACGAAAACACCGCTATCGAAACCACTCGCGAAACCACCTGTTCCGCGCTCGCGTTCGACACTCAATCCCGTATGGGCAAGGTTAAGCTTTTCAACGCGCTCAATTCCGCCGAATCGCTCAATGATTCCCACATTGACCGCCTGACGTTGCAGGGCATCATCGTTCAGTCCGGCACTCGCATTGACACAGCAACGGGAGAAGTGGAACCTGCTAAGTTCACCACCTTTATCACCGAAGACGGTGCGTATTTCTCGCAGTCCGACGGCATCGCGCGTTCGGCTGAAAATCTGGTGGCAGCGTTCGGTGAGGACTTCGCGGACGAGCCCATTACCATCGAGTTCGGCACGAAACAGCTCCAGGGTGGCCGTTCCCTGAAGTATTTCAGCGTGGTGCAGTAGCACATTAACGGCGATTGGGAAGAGTTAAGGGCTGCAAATAGCAGCCCTTTTTAGTCCGAGGGGCGATACCTATGGCGAATACAGTCGATGTAAGCTTGGATGATATTCGTACTTTGCAAAAGCGAACGCGCGACAAGGAATACCGATTGCGCAAGCAGGGAGCATCACAGGAGAGTATCGACAAGGTATCGCCGCGTGAATCATGGGGAAGCGTAAAGGCCATGACGCCTGTTCAGCGTAGGCGCTATGCCAGGCGGCTCGACCGATTCAATAAAAAAGGCTCTTATGTCGGCTCGGCTTCTGGCGATGTTATTCCCAAGTCATATATTACCCAGTCGCGTCGGCTTATCAAGGCTCACAACAAGTTCGTTGCGAGCGAGACTAGGCGCATACAAGGCATTGCGCCTGATTTGTGGGAGCAGTATCGAGCGCATCAGAAGGGGTTGTTGGCCCATCAGGAATCTATTGGCGGTTTGTTGACGCCTATCGATGTGGATAAAATGACAGAACCGCGTTCGTTGGCTGTGGCTAAGCGACGTGTTAAGAATTTCGAAGCTCGAAATAAGCATAAGTTCGCTTATTATCGCAAGATTCAGAAGAGGAATATGATGACGATGCTCGATACGCTTGGATTATCCGATTTGAGCGAACTAGTTAGAAACATGACTCCTGACCAGTTCGATATAGCGTCTTCGGTTTTGCCAGTGTGGGACCTTATGTCCGTCGAGTATGTGTCGGCTGCGTCGCGCGTGCCAGGGACTCGGGTTCGTCCTATGAGCAGCGACACGTTCGACGATATACGGTCTTATCTGTATAAGGCATACGCCATTGGCGGCGGTTACGACGAGCTTAAAGTCATTGCACGTCTCGATAAGACCAGGAGGAAACGTGAGCTTGCGGGTATGAAGCGCACAGCTAAGAAAATGGTTCAGGCTCGCGGTTCGAATATCATTTAGTCATGCCCTCCGTTTTTACTGCCGACTTCGAAACAACGACGGACCCAGACGATTGCCGCGTTTGGGCCTGGGCAGTTTGCGAGGTCGCGAACACAGACAACATAAAATATGGCAACTCAATCAAGTCGTACATGAATTGGCTATCTCGTGGCGAATGTTCCGTGGCCTGGTTTCACAACCTCGGGTTCGATGGAAAATTCATTATCGACTATCTGATGCGCTGCGGTTACGAATGGGTTCCCGAATATCCCCGCTGTGGAGAATTTACCTCGCTCATTTCGAATAAGGGTAAATTCTACCAAATCGAGATTCATTTCATGAATGGGCAGCGGGTCATTTATCATGACAGTTTGAAGGTTTTTCCCATGTCTGTGGACAAATTGGGAAAAACTTTCAACACACCCGAACAAAAAGGCCGTATTGATTATCGGGCGTATCGCGAGCCTGGGCACAAGCTCACGCCGGAAGAAGTCGAATATATCTCTCATGACGTGCAGATAACTGCGCACGCACTTTACCAGAACTTCGAGCAGGGTTTGGAGAAAATGACCATCGGCGCGAACGCGTTCGGCTTCTTCAAAAAGCAGCTCGGAAAGAAGAAGTTTAAGGCTTGGTTTCCAACGCTTTCGCTCGAAGCCGATGCAGATATACGAAAATCGTATCGCGGCGGTTTTACCTATGTGGAACCGAAGTACGCGGGGAAGGTTGTGGGGCCCGGTGTTTCGGTGGACTACAACTCCATGTATCCCTCGGTCATGAAGAAGTATCCTTACCCTTGCGGCGTGCCTATCCTTTTTGATGGCAAGTACGAATACGATAAGCAATATCCGCTTTACGTTCAACGAATGGTCGTTGAATTCTCCCTCAAAGAGGATGGCATACCTTGCATCCAGCTCAAGGGCAAGGGGTTCTATGGTCAGCATGAATACGTGCGCGAGACGATTTCACCTGTTGAGATAACCGTTACTTCGGTCGATTGGGAGATTATGCAGCGCATGTACGATATCGACGTTATCGAGTATGCTGGCGGATACAAGTTCCAGCAGCGCACGGGAATGTTTGATGCGTATATCGACTATTGGGGCCATGTGAAGGAAACGTCAACAGGCGGAATGCGGCAGCTTGCGAAACTGATGCTCAATAACCTTTATGGAAAGTTCGCGACAAACCCCGACGTTACTTCGAAACGTCCCGTGATGATTGACGGCACTGTGCATTACGTGCTCGGAGAAGCAGAATATCGAGACCCGGTGTATCTTCCTGTGGGAACGTTTTGCACAGCATATGCCAGGCGCGAATTGCTGTTCGCCATCATGGATAATCGCGACCGCTTCGTTTACTGCGATACCGATTCGATGCATCTGCTCGGCACTGAAACGCCTAGCGGCATCCCCATTGACGATACGGCGCTATGCAATTGGAAGGTTGAGGGTTCATTCAGCAGGGCGAAGCACCTTCGCACTAAGGCTTATATTTGGGACTTGAACGGAAAATTCTCGGTGACGTGTGCGGGCATGCCCGATTCGGTGAAGGAGTTGGTTACTTGGGACAATTTCGACTATGGTTTCTCGAATACCGACGAGAACGGCGATATCATTCCCGGGCACGCCAAGCTTATGCCGAAAACCGTGCCAGGCGGCGTGGTATTGGTTGACAGCGTGTATAGGCTTCATCCATAATGTAATAGCTCGGTGCGTTCTTTTCATGCCACAGGCGGATAGATGGCGCGACCGCAACCCTAACAGGGACCGCGCCCAGTGGGCACACTTCCATGGGCTGGGAACGTGAGCTGGGCAACCTTTGAAACCCCACCCGAAACACGGGCTGGGGTTTCGTGCTATTATATGGCCGTTCATATCGTCGCGAATATGGAGGTGCTAGTATGGACGAAACTCAGGCGGCAGAGACCGAGGCAGAGGAAACCCGCGAAGAGGAAAGCGGAGACCCCGCCGAGGAAGAGGAAGCCCAAGAACAGCAGCAGGAAGTCGAAGAGCATGATTGGGGCGAAGTGGAACAGCTTCGCGAGCAATTCGCAGCGATGCAAGACGAGCTCGCCGCTGTGAAAGAAGCGCTCGCGACCATTTCCATCGGTCGTGAGGACGCGGACACTGACCCCGAGCCGGAAGATTTCGGCGAGGATGGCGAAGCCCTTGACCTCGATTCTATGCTCGGATTGTAAGGAGATACCATGCCAAAATCTAAATTGACAAATGAAGAGGGCCGCTTGAATCTGACCAACGCCCAGATTCTTGATACTGTGCGCAAGTACGCGCCCAATGACTACAAAGAACGCGTACCTGCCACGACGCAGGGCAGCGTCGCGGCAACATTGCAGGCGATGAACAACTATACGCCGAACTGGGATGTTTTCTGGAACGTGTTCCTCGGTCGTATCGGTCGTGTCCAAATCAATGACCGAATGAACTTCACGAATCCGCTTGCCAAGCTCAAGCGTCCTGCCATGCGTTACGGCCGTACTATCCAAGAAGTGCAGGCGAATCTTATCAAGGCACGTGCGTACGATGCGAAAGCGGAGAATGTGTTCGGTCGCGAGGGTCGCGAGCCTGATATCCATCAGATTTTCCATACCGAGAATCGCCGCGATAAATACGTTATCAACATTCCCATGGAGGATGTTATGCGCGGCTCGTTCATCGAGGGCGAATCTATTTCGGCATTCTTCAATTCGCTCACCGAAGCTCCTATCGCTTCTGCCAACAACGATGAGTATTTGTTGATGCGTTCGCTTTTGGAAACCTACGACAATCTGTGGGGGTTCTGGAATATCAACGTACCCGATATGCACGACCTTAGCGAGAATCTCGATGCGAAGATGTCGGCTGGCGTGCAGCTCATTACGGCGATGAACGCCACGTACACCAAAATGAAGTATTTCCGCACCGAGTATTCGCCCGAGGGACGCAACAAGGGTTTGGCAACCAGGTCGAACCGCCTTATCGCACTCATTGACGCAGACGTCAATGCTGCGCTCGAAGCGGCAAACATGTCGTATGCTTTCCACAATGAGAAACAGAAGCCTATCGCCGACGATATCATTGTTCTCGACGAGCTGCCCATTTCGGGATGCCAGGCGCTTTTGCTCGACGAGGAATGGTTCCAGGTCGCGGATACGCTCGGCCCGATTTCCATGGTCTCGCCGATGAACCCCGACAACCTTTCGTACAACACCTTCTATCATGTCTGGCAGGTGCTTTCGTACACCATCTTCCTCGGTGCCACGATGTTCTCCACTCGTCCCGATTCGGAGATTACGGCTGCACAGGCAACCTATACGGGCGTCACGCTGCAGGATGCGGCAGGCAAGACTTCCTCAACCATCAATCCTGGCGAGGAAGTTCAGCTCACTGCCCAGGTCCTTGGCGCGAATTCGCCGAACCAGGCCGTCGTGTACTCCATCAAGGCGTTCAACGGCCGTGGTGCCGTGCAGACGCTTCCTGCCGAAATGTTCGTTGATTCTAACGGCGTTTTCCATTCGGGCAACTGCCACGATATCGACAAGGTGACTATTGCCGCTACGTCTGTCGCCGATTCGCAGTATCAGGCGCTCTATACCGTCACCGTGGCAGGCTCTACCTATATGACGGTCCTCGCAGGCGCGGACGTTAAGGTCAAGGTTGGCGCTAACGCGACTTCCGCGCTGACGTGGACTCCTGCCGACGGCACCGACAAGAGCTATGAAGCCTACAGCGCAGACGATTCGATTGCTACCGTCGCCGATGTGGCAGACGATGTTCTAACTGTGTCTGGCATCGCCGAGGGCTCTACCACCATCGTGCTCGTCGCGAAGGGCGGAGACCCGACCAAGCCCAACGTTGTTGCAAAGGTAAGCGTGACCGTTACCGCGTAAGCAACCTGATGGCTTATAATGAGGGCTGTTCGCAAGAGCAGCCCTTTTTCTTTTAAGGAGGATATATGCCAGACATTCCCCAGGTTTTAACACCTAACACGTGGCCCGTAGGCACAGAAGTGGTTTTGCTGCAGGTGCCTTGGGATGCGAATTACCGAGATATCGTGATATGGGACGATCAAAAGCAGCGAGACGATTATTTCGACGGCGCTTATTCGTGCGATTCGAAGCGATGGACTTCGGCCAAGTTCTCATACCTTCCGCCGAATGAGCCTATCAACATTCCCGTGCCGTATTCGGCGGCATACAAATACAATTACGTTGTCGTGCAAAACCCCATGCAGCCTGTGGAGTACGAGGAGCAGCCTATTCGGTTGTGCTACTTCATTACCTCTGCCAGTTACATCAATCCACAAACGACGATGATTACCCTGCAGCTCGACGTTATCCAAACATATCAATTCGGGGTATCCATCGACCGCCTTTTTGCTGTATCGGGGCATGCGGCCATTTCCAACACGGCCATGAATCAAAGCCTTACTGCTATCACGGGCAACGTCCTGCGCCGATATTGCGATATAGACGAGGGCGTGAGCGTAGGCAACACGTATGCGATTATCGGAAAGGAATGGTTTCCATTCACCGAGCCGGACAGCGGGGAGCTTGGATGGGTTATCGTAACGTCCACGGCCAATTTGGCTGCTGACCCTGGCACGATTGATTCGCCGAACCTCAACGTGGCTGACGGACAATCGGCGGACGGCTTGCCCTCGGGTTGCAATGTGTATTCCATGCGGCAAACCGTATTCAAGCAATTCATGGAAGCGTTGCAGCAGAAGTCATGGGTAGCCCAATGCATCGTATCGGTGACTACCTTCCCGTCGCGCCTTTTGAGTGCAGGCCCTGAGGTTGAGCTTTTCGGAAATTCTGGCGTCATGATGCATTTCATCGGCGATACCGACGCGCTCACAGGCAAACGATATATCGAGATTACCGATGTCTATAGGAAGCTCTCTGAATGGGGCTTCGGCCAAGATTACGCGATGCAGCCATATAAGAAGCTGCTTTGCTATCCGTATTCCGTCGTGGAGCTCACGACCTATTCAGGGAATTCAATCTTCCTTCGCCCTGAGCTTTTGTGGGGAAACAAGATTTCGCTTTTGGCCGTGTGCTGCGCCATCGCGCCATTCGCCCGAGTGGCGATGGTTCCCACGGCGTACAATTGTAATGGCTCGGACGAATCTTTCGAAACGGATACCTATCAATATATCAGGTTAGGCGATGGAAAGCCTTCTACCTGCGTCATTGACAGCGGCGACTTCCTCGATACCGCGCTTTGGCTGACGGACTTCCCGCAATTTTCCATCGTCAACAACAATTACATCACGTATATGGCTTCGACCGTGAACACGCGCCAGTATCAGTATTCCAATGCAGCCTGGTCGCTCGACAAGTCGAATATGGGGGCGCAGAACGCCTACAACAACGCCATGATGGGAGCCAACACTACGCAGGCGAATTTCGACGCGTCTACTGGTGGCCTTGCCAATGCCATCGGACAGCAGGCTGTTACAGCCCCGGTTATTTCGCAGGACGGAATTGGAGGATGGGCGTCACCTTCCATCAGCGGCCTTGTAAACAGCGCCCTTGGAAACGCCATGGGCCAGATTGGCGCGAATTCATGGGGTTCCGCGCAGGATATCGTCGGCAACATGACCGGCGCTACCCAGAACGCCAACAACGTAAACCTTGCGCGGCAGGTCGCGGGCAACAATCTTAATCTAGCCAACCAGGTTAATCAGGGCGATTACGAGAATGCCATTCGTGGAATCAATGCAGCCTATCAAGATGCCCAGCTCACACCGCCATCTACAGCGGGACAGCTTGGCGGAAATGGGTTTATGTGGAAGAACGGCCTTTCAGGCTTCGGCATCGTCTACAAGCAAGCTTTCGGCGCGGCTTTCCAAGGCGCATGCGACTATATGCTCCGGTATGGCAACCAGATTCACCGATACATCAATATCAAGGGCGGCATGACAAAGCTAAAAGTCATGAAGAAGTTCTCGTATTGGAAAGCGTCGGAAACATATATCGACTGCGCCAAGGCCAATGAAGCGGAGAAAGACGTCATTCGCGGCATCCTCGAGCGCGGCGTGACCGTTTGGGGCAACCCAGACGATATCAAGCATACCGAGCTCCGTCCGACTGACCAAGCCGAGTATAACGCTCCGCTGTATAATATCTCTTATTGATGAAAGGAGAGCGAATGACACCAGCAATTTTCGACCCAGCCGAATTCGTGCCGCCCGACGTCGCATGCTTCGGCAAGCGATACACTAAGCGGTGGCAAGCTTCGGTCAAACAATACCGAACCTATGATTATTGGCGGCAGCTGTTTTGGACTGCCGCCATTTCCCGCTTCGAATGGAGCGGTTTGCCCGAGGGCATGGACGCGCGATACCTGGAGACGCTTCTGTGCGGGTGGGGCAGCTTCGCCGCTACCAAGCGCTCGACCTCAGGAATCATGACGTATTGGGCAGGACGCATGACGCCTGTAGGCAACCTCGATTTGTACCGTAACCCGAACACGATTGATATCTACAGTCCGAACGGTAACCGTCAACGTCGCCATTGCAACTATTGGTTCGACCGCTCGGGGTCAAACCAATACGGCAAGAAATGCGAGATTATGCATCCCGATGCCGTTATCTGTTGGGACAACCTGGCGCGTTTTCCCACCCTGCAGCTTTTGGATAGGCAGGCGCAGCGCTTGGCCGACATGGATACGACAGTAGACCAGCACGTGAGGGCGATGCGCGTTCCATACGTTATAAGCGTGGACGAGTATTCGAAGAAGCAGGCCCAGGACATGTACAATCGCATTGATTCGGGACAGCCAGCCATCTTCATGAACGCGAGCGGAATGCAGGCGGTAAACATACAAGTGCTGCAGACCATGAACAAGGCAGCATATGCGGGGTCGGATATCCTAAACGACGAGCTTAAAATCGTGTCGGCGGTTTATACGATGCTTGGCATCGACAACAACGCCGCTGCTGAAAAGAAGGAGCGCGTACAGACCGCCGAGACTTTGGCGAACAATGAGCAATTCATGATTCAGCGCAATTCGTTTTTGAAGCCACGCAAGGAGTTCTGTCAGAAGATAAACGATATGTATGGATGGAACTGCGACGTGAAGTGGAGCGTTCCGCATATGCCGCAAACCGACGATTCGTGGCCCATCGCGGAAGGTTCGGAGTTCTTGGACAGTGGCGGGCAAATCTATCCCGAGGAGGGAGCCACCAATGCTAACGTTTAGCAACAACGACTTCACGACGCTCGAAGAGCACCAGTACACGCTTCGCGACGTGACGGACGCCCTGGGCTACGATTGGGGCATGCAGGACTATCCCATTTTCGATGAAGCGTACCGCGAAAAGCTCAACCGTGCGATTTGGAACCATTTCGCCTACCGCCGAATCGCGAGCGACACGCCTGCCATGTTCATCTTTTACCTCAATAGGCGCATGAATGAGCAAATGCCCAATTACAACAAGGTGTATGAGCTTGTGCGCAGGGAGCAGTTCAACCCATTCGCGACCGCGCAGGGCTGGAACGACAGTGAGAGCGAGGGCAGCTCGACGGGCGTAGGCGTCGCGACCGCTTCGAGCACTCCCCAGGTTTACTTGAACAACCCAGACGGCGAGCAATACCTGACGGGACTCAACAAACAGACGAACGACGGCAGCCAAAAGGGCACGTCCAAGACGCATTACGAAACTATCTCGGGCAGCGTCGGCAATGCCGTCTATGATATGATGGCATCGAGTTTCGTGGCAACGGACAACCTCGTATTCGCGGCGCTGGAACCGCTGTTCATGCAGACTTGGGACGATTTGCCGATGTAAGGAGGAACATTGCACACGCACGATTTGGTATACCAGAGAATCAAGCTCGAAAGCCAGGTTGAGTATATTTCGAGCGAAGCGCAACGAGCGATGCAAAGGGACGATGTTCCGATGTATAAAGCACTCCACCAGCTCCATTTGAGCCTTATGTCCTGCCTGGCGGAAGTGGCGGAAGCAATCGACATCCTAGAGCAGCGAGAGGAGATGAAGTGACATGTATCCACCTTATGGGTTCACGGCTCTCACAGGCCAGAACGCGGCGAACACGCAGGCGAAGAATATGCACCCTAGCATGCCAGGGTATACGGGGATTGATTCGATGACGTTCGACCAGATGCGCACGCCAGAAGACCAAATCCATTGGCTGTATCTGTATGCAAGCAATATTGGCGTCGATTTTTTGACCAAAGATGAAGCACAGGCCCTAATTGAAGCTGCTTCACATTCGCTAAAAGCATACGTGGATATGCAAGACGGGGCCATTTCGCAGGATTTAGCCGATAAATATAACTATCTACTTTCCCTGGTTAAACAGCTAACTGAATTCGATGGCATGACTTTTGACCCAACATATGGCGATTTGCAACCGATTTCTAAGACGATAGAACATGTGTACGATTTTGATAGACCGTTTTCGGTAACAGCGATTGACTATGACACATGTGGCATGACAGCGTATTTCTATGACAGCAACGGATATTTCGCCCGAGATTTCGACACATGCTTCGCATTGTTGAGTTATGATTTCTATGCGCAATTGGTGCGCAATGGAGTTGCGTTCGCACGCAATAAAGACACGTTGATTCTAGTGTAAGGAGTTCGAAAATGGGTACTGCAAATTACAAGCTGCCACAGTGGCAAAACGGTGAGGAATTTCACGTCATCGGACAGCTTAACCCGGCATTTACAGCGATTGACACCGCAATGCATGCCAACAAATCTGCGGCCGAAACTGCACAATCAGCTGCGACGAGTGCTATTGCCGACGCTAATAAGGCTAAATCTGAGGCTGAAGCAGCTCAATCCACAGCCAACACGGCCCTTACTGCCGCCAATGCGGCCAAAACAAGCGCTAATGGCAAGGTTGCATACGGCAAGGTAAAACTCGTGGAAGATTCAACCGGCAATGGTGTGATTGTGACTTTGGGGGTTGTCAATGGATAACTGTGTATCGTATGCATTCGTGCAAAAGCTAATCGAAATTATTTCACGGCATATCAAAGGGTGATTAAAAAATGAGCCATTCTAAATCAACGCCCAATTACAGCCTGCCGATTTTTATCAATAACGACCAGCCTACATGGCTCGGCGATTTCAACGGCGCGATGCAATCCCTTGACCCCGCTGTGCATGACGCGGCAACCAAGGCTGACCAGGCAGGCAAGGACTTCGCCACGCTCAACCATACCGTTGAGGGCCATGCCACGCAAATCGAGCAGCTCGAAACCGATACGAGCAACCTGACCACGACCGTGAGCGGCCTGGAAGAGAAGGTCGCAGACCATACAGCATCCATCGCTGAGCTGCATGAGGGCTTGGACTCGCTGGAGAACTCGACCAAATACGACGGAATCACCAATCACGTTACCAACGCGGCCGCGCTGTTCCGCACCACCGGCAACTACGACCGCCAGGGCGGGTGCCCGTGCGGAGACGATTTGTACGCAATCTATGGATACGGCACGGGCGTATCCCAAGTCACTTTGTATAAGGTGAGCACGGGAACCGTAGTGGCTACCTACAACGTCGGCGATACGGAATTCCATGGCAATGGAATGAGCTATTACAATGGAGAGCTTATCTTGGCTGGCAGCTCTGCAACCTCGAAGGGCAGCCAAATTTATTTCTTCCAAGTCACGAATAGCTCCCTCACGCTGACCAAGACCATCACCGCAGCCCAATTCGGCCTTGGCGCATGTTGGGGCTTCGGCCATTACAAGGACACTGACAACGAGTATTACTGGGCAACCGACTACTTGACGAATTTCTATTACGTCAACAAGGCTTGCACCGTTTCGAGCAAAATCGGCACCGTGTACCTCCCGAGCAGCGCAGGCCAAGAATACTCCACGCAGCAAGGCTGCAGCTATTCGAAGGAATACTCAGTATTCCTAAGCTGCCGTTCGAACTGCATCAACGTGTTCACGGACAAGCTCAAGTACATCAAGACGATTCCCATCGACGAGACGTTGGGTTTCGTTTGGCGCGAGGAAATCGAACAGGCCACCATCTACGCCGGAAAGCTTTGGTTGCATAACAACCCGATTGCTACCACGGCATTCACCGACAACCATATAGGTTGCGTTTGGAGCGTTGACGTTGGGACCGAAATGCCGAAGGGCTGGGGCGTTGGCGATTACAATTCCAACTTCGCTATTGTGTTCGACGGCGCTACGCAGGTACCCACTTCGAGCGACGGCAACCCCAACACGCAGCTCAAAGTCGGCTACATGCAAGACGTGTCGGCAGTGCAAGCGCAGCTCGGCAACCTCCCTTACAATGTCAGCATTCAAGCCTCGTCGAATGACGTGCTGGTGATTTTGAACCATTCGCAAATCAACGCGAACCAAAAAACCTGGGCAGGCATCTACGCGCTCGGTAGCTACACCCTCTATGATGCAGCCGCGCTATACAAAAACCTGCCAAACGCCCGCTTCGGGTCGCTTTTCTCGGGAGCGTCGAGCGTTACTTGCACGCTTTACAGCGAGTTCCCGAGCGGCATCACAAGCGGGGGTAAAAAGGTAGCCGAAATCTATGGCGGAACGATTCTAGCTCGAAATACTACCAGCATTAACAACATCAAGGCCATTGATACTACGCGCTCATACGCGCTTTGGGGAATCGAGTAGCCATGATGCGATTCATCGACATATCGAACTGGCAGGGAGGTATCGACCTCCCTGCCCTTCTCCCCAATGTGGACGGCGTTATGTGCAAGGCCACCGAGGGCGCGACGTTCGTAGACCCGTACTGCGATGGATGGGTTCAGGGGTGCATCAACGCAGGCAAGCCCTGGGGCTTCTACCATTTCGCTGGCAGTGGTGATGCGATTGAAGAAGCGACGCACTTCATTCAAAACACCATTAACTATTTTGAACACGGCATACCTGTGCTTGACTGGGAGGGCAACCAAAGTGTTGATTGGGTTAATGAATTTGTTGCAGAGGTGTATTCAAGCACACACGTTTGGCCATGGATATACGGCAACCCCTGGCGCTTCAACCAAGGCGGAGTAGAACCGAACTGCGCCAGGTGGGTAGCGGAGTATCCAGCTGTTACCTCCCCGAGCTTCGAGCAGGCCGAAAGCTGGGAATGCCCAGAAGCCGACGGCAATGTAGTAGCCTGGCAATTCTGCTCGGATGGACGAGTGAGCGGCTATAATGGAAACCTGGACTGCTCGCTGTTCTACGGCACCGAGAAACAATGGAGGGCTTATGCATTGGGCGGAAATCCTGCATCTGATGGTGGGAGCGATAACCCTAGCCCTGATTCTGATATATCAGTGCTAGAGAATGACGAGTACAAAATCACAATTGAAAGGAAATAGGATGGATTGGCATATCACAGCTTTCGCGCTAGGGTTCATCGCCTTGGATTTAATCACGGGCTTCGCGCAAGCCGTCGCGAACAAAACAGTGAACTCGACGAAAATGCGAGATGGGTTGTGGCACAAGTGCGGGTTCGTCTTGACCATGCTTTTGGCGGCTATGATTGAATTGGCGATGCAATACATCGACTTGGGATTCACGCTGCCGCTGTTCGTGCCAGTCTGCGTGTTCATCATGCTCACCGAAATCGTGAGCATCTTCGAGAATATCTGCAAGCTCAGCCCGGAACTCGCAAGCTCGAAGCTTGCACAGCTTTTCAAAATTGACGTAAAATAGAGCTGTCGTTATACGACGCATATTATCCACGAACCCGCAGGAATCTGGTAAGCACTGCGGGTTCACTTGTATTTGGAGACGAAATGGCTTGGACTAAAGAGCAACAGCAATACACCGAGTACGTAATATGCACGGTCGAATCAGGATGCGACTACGCGAGCGTGAACATGAACGACCCCATCACGCTCGGCATCGGGCAGTTTTATGGCGCGAATGCCTGCGCCCTGATGGAAAAGCTGAAAGCCGATGCGCCGGAAAGCTACGCGAAGTTAAGCAGCCGACTGCGTAATGCAGTGGACACCCATCGTTCAAGCGAGTGGGATTGGTGGAGCGGCTTTTACCTTTACAACGATGATGCGAACTCGTGGGTAGCTTCGGCGCAAGACGCTGCAAACCATAAGGTACAAGATGAATTTTTCATGGATTGGGTGTTCGGCGCAGGCGGAGCGTTCTCAACGCTCGAAGGGTGGGGCATGGACACGAGCAGAGTGAAGGAAACCATCTTCATGCTCACCGTGTACCACCAGCGGCCAGCGAGCGCGAACCAGATTTTAGCGAACATAGGCGGCAACAGAAGCCTTGGCGAGTACCTATCGGCCACGCTCAACACTTGGCCCGTGTCGGGATACTCGAACCGATACAACACAGCCTATGGGCTGCTCAATTCGTGGGACGGCACATCCGCGCCGCCTGACTTCGGGCAAAGCGATTACACGCCCGGAAATAACCCAGACACCAACGGCCAGGTTTCGAGCAGCGTGGGGCGTATCGAGCTGGTTGGCAATGACTTAATCGTGTATGGCAAGATGGGCAACGGGGACAGGCTTGTATGCCACAACACGGGCAATGGCATATGGCTCCCGCTCCGAAACGCTTCGGCTCCCGACTACCCAGGCACGGGCGGCAGCGGCTCGACAGGCGGCGGAACCGAGGAATTCAAGAAGATGAAAGCACTGTGGGAAGCGAACAAAGGCAAATTCCAGTACGCGCAGAGTGCGGGACGATTGGAGCCCGACGTGAGCGGATTCACTGACTGCTCGGCATGCATTTGGTGGGCGGCGAACAAGGTCACGGGCGGCAAATACAATTGGCTCGGCACGTCAACCTATACGATGCGCACGACCGCTACCAAGATATGCGACGGCATCCAACGAGACCTCATGAAGCCGGGGGACTTGATTCTCATGTACAACCAGTATGGCGAGCACGTGGGATGGTACTGGGGCGATGGGGTCGCATGGGGCGCAGGCTCCGCGCCCTGCCCCAAGGTGGAAGCCGACCCCGTGGAGGATTATAATAACTGGGGTTGGGGTTTGATGATTTACAGATTTTTGGAGGACTGATGGGCGGCATCCCTAAATGGGCCCGATGGGACCCGAGCAATTTGATGGGCGCGAAATGCCCTGTGCGCCTGTGCACTGGACCGCGAAGCCTTGGAAAGACGTACGCCATGAAGAAGCAGGGAATCAAGCGATATCTTGAAAAGGGTGAGACGTGGGCGTATATCCGATACAACGATGCAATGATTGACCGAATCTTGCGAAGTCCCGAGGGCTTCTTGTCGGATATCGAGAGGAATAACGAGTTCCCCGGGTACACGTTCCGCATGAATGGCCGTATGATGCAAGTTTCGAAAAAGCCTGCGAACGCTACCGAGAAGTGGAAGCCGAAGTGGGAAAACATGGGGCAAATGTACGCCTTGACATCATTTGATTCGTACAAGGGCACCACTGCTGCAAATTGCACGCTCATGGTATTAGACGAGTTCATCAAGGAAAAGAAGAACGTTCCATACCCATCGGGCTGCGTAGATATGCTCATGAACATGTGGGAGACGTTCGACCGCCGAGAGAACCGCGTTATCCTGGTGTGCCTGGCAAACAATGCCGACTTGGTTAACCCGCTTTTCCAGGCGTGGGGCATCACGCCTATCCCGAAGGGTTCTACTCGTTACATCAAAGTCGGAAAAAGCCACGTCTACTATGAGAACGCTTTCTGCGCGGAGTTCGAGAAGTATTCGGCGCAGTCTAATATCGGCCTGTTCACGGCAGGTTCGGACTATGCGGAGTATGCCCAGCAGAGCGAGTTCACCAATGCGACGGGCCTGTTCGTTAAGAAGCGCCCGAAGGGTTGCGATTGCATCGTAGCTATGAAGTTCAAGGGCATCCCCTTCTCCGTGTGGCAGGACTTCCACACGGGAGACGTGTATATCGACCGAAAACCACCACAGAACAAAGCTATAGCCGTTCTAACGCGGCACGATATGACGCCTGATACCAGGCTCATTGAGAGAACCGCGCCGCTGATTAAGTTCGCCATGCGCAGCTACGCCCAAGGCGAGTGCTACTTCGACAGCGACGCAACGCGCGAAATGTGGCTGGATATGCTCGTGATGTGCGGATTGAAATAGGAAAGCCCGTCTAGTGACGGGCTTTCCTTTTAAAGGTTCAAAAAACTCGTGCTTCATTGTCGTAAAACAACGTTTCTCGTATTCTGCGAGATATTCGTCACGAATTTTATCCAGGCGTTCCCAAATTTCATCAGCAGTTGCGCCAGACGTGCGAAGTTCGTATAATGCGTGCGAAATTATGCCTGAATAACGCACTTCCAGTTCATCAAATTCATCAAACATTTTCGTGTGTCTACTCCAAACTCAAAACGTTGCCTTCTACATGTACATGATAAAGTCTATCGAGGGCAGCGGCCTTGCACGCGTTTATGGCGTCGCCGATATCCTCAAACCCAAAATCGAATGAAATCAAAATGCCCTCTTCGCCCTTAGTTAGAACGTAACCGTACATCCGAGCGTATGTGCGTGTAAGCCAGGGGTCTAGTTCAGAATTTTCTTGCGTTACCTCTCCAGTCTTGACCGAAATAATTTGGCCTGAAAAAGCGTTTTCTACGCGTAACTCGCGTTCTACTGTCATCTTCATATCATCGCTTCCTTTCTATCGCAACCACCTGATTCGTATGTATCATCCTAATATGGCCCTTACTTCTAACCACATACTTATCTTTAACTAAGCCCGTTATCGTGCCTTTAGCTATCTCATACCACGTCATGCGATATGAATGCCGGGGTATAATCCAGTATATTAGGCCGCCAATTATTCGGTCATCGCCCGTTTGAATAAACGTGCAAGTGCGAAACTCATGGATTATCTTCTTCCATAAAATCGAACGTTCTACGGGGTTGGTTGCAGTGGTGAACTCTGCCAGATATTTGTTCACGATTGCAGAGCGTTCGGCCGGTAGAATTATTTGATGAATCATATTAATGCCTTTCTATTCGAGCATATCTTTAATGAGCATAAGCAGTACCACAGCTGCAGCGGCTAGCGCGGCCGTAGCTGCTAGAATAAACGCGCAAACGGAATACACAGTAAAGAACTTCCATTGGGTTTACCTTTCTAAACGGCGGCCATACAGAGGAAGAAAAACGCCAGAAGTACGAATTTTGTATTTTCGGTTTTCCAAAACCAGGCTACGGACGCCAGGCAGAGAATTAGAAAAAGGTTTTGAAGTAGTTGCATAGTCATCCTACTATCTCACCAGATACCCATATCAGGACCGAACGGCTCATTATATTTCGCTTCATGAGCCTTAACGTATGCGTCATAAAACGCTTGTGGCTCGCATGGTGACATTTCGGAATGCAAACGTTCCCGAATATCCTCGTCCATATAGCCGGCTACGATATCGAGGTCGATAAATCTACCACGGTAGTTTTCAACTAGTTTCATGTCATTTCCTTTCGGTCGGTTTGCGTTGCGCCGTATAGGCTACAACTTGGACGCGCTCGCACGTGTCCAGGTTGTAGCCTGCCATATGGCAGGCTGGAAATTATTTAATTAGCTCGAAAGTATTAGCATCGAATATAAATTCGGCAGCATCAGGCGAGCCACCAAACGCCACGACAATATAAGGGCGCTCGACTTTTGCAACCGTGTAGACAGCAGGCCAGCAGCCTAACAGGGTACGGCACGCTCCCTTAATGCCCGTAGCCTTTAATGACCAATAGTTTTCTGCTCCCTTAATGCCATTAATCACAGCGTCATAACGATTCGACTCACAAAAAGCCAGCTCGCCAGCGACGTCTTGCACCATCTGCAGTGTAATTTCCTTTTTCATGATTAACCCTTTCGTGTGTGTGTGTGTGTGTGTGTGTGTGTGTGTGTGTGTGTGTGTGTGTGTGTGTGCCTAAAGACGAATGCCCTGCTCATAAGCGAAATCGTACACGTTGAAAGCGGCTTCACACGGGCATGAGCTCGCGAGCAACCAATTAACGAACTTCTCCGCCGCTTCGCGCGGAGTGTAGTGGCCAATATATTTCACGCTGCCACGATTCACCAGATACCGGAGTAAAGCGGACTGCGCAGCCTAAACCGTCGCACGGTGGGACGGTTTCGTTTGCATAGTTTACGAGTTCCTGCAGAGCCTTGCGCGTGTATCGAGTGCTCATAATTGGTATTCCTTTCGGCCGGTGTGGACTGCTACAGCTTTTGGCTTTTCCCTTTCGCTGCGCTTATAGTATTGCACTAAACCGTTAGTTTATCAATAGTAATTATTAAGTAATATCTATATGTAGCCTTGGGGAGGGTTCGCCTATTCTCTCCTCACA